GTTGAAATTGCCAGAGCATTGACAGCAAGACACGCCAGTTTAACAGGTTGTGACATTGTTCTTAAAGAAGTTGTAACACCTGACAAGGAAACTATTGAGCAGGAGTGTCTTGATGATTACCCGGCATTAACACGGCTACACACAGCTATATCAGAAAAAAAGTCTTCTGATTTGGTCGAGCATCTTGGAAGAAGAGTGAAACAAGAAATTGACGAAACCGTTGTTTCATATCAATCAGGAGAAAAATAAATAATGGGTATTGCTAAAGATAAATTAACAGAATTAGATAGAATTAGAATTGCTTGCAACTTATTTGAATTAAAAGACCAGGATAAAAACAGAAAAGAATTGCAAGGACTCTGCCCGATACATGGAGAATCAAACCCTTCATTTTCTTACAATTATGAGAAGGACGTTTTCCACTGCCTTTCCTGCACAGCTTCCGGTGATCTTGTTAAACTATGGTCAAAGGTCAAAGGATATACAGACATTGAAGGTTTCAAAGCGTTCTGCAACGAATACGGGCTTTCTGATCCAGAAAAACAAAAGAAAAACAAAGAGCTTCCACCATTAAACAATGCATTCTATAAGCTTGGAGAATTACCAGAGCCATGGATTAAACGATTATACTTAAAACGTGGGTGGACTCCTGAAATTATAAAGAAAATTGGTATAAGACTTCAAACAATGTACCAATGCAGGAAGACAGGACAGTTAAAATCATTAAAAAAACCTCAAAGAATAGCTATACCAATAAAAGATAAGGTCGGAAATATTACGAACGTCCGTTTGTATCTGCCAGGAGCTAAGAAAATGAAGATTATTTCTTGGGGTTCTGCTTATGGATCTGCAAAACTTTTTCCCCCGACCCCCGAAAAAGACAAAACAGTCCTATTGTGTGAAGGTGAATCCGATACTTTGTGCGCTTTGAGTTACGGCTTTAATGCAATCACACAGACATCCAAACCGAAAAAATGGAGTAAAGATCATCTGAAGGAATTTAAGGGCCGTGATGTGGTTATTGCTTATGATGCTGACAAGGCAGGACAGAAATTTGCTTATAGTTTCGCAGGGCCACAACTATTTAATGTTGCAAAGTCTGTTCGTGTTCTTGTCTGGCCTGATTATATGGGAAAATTACAGGATGGTAACTGGCCTAATGATCATGGGCAAGATTTGACAGACTTCTTTATTAAGCATTGCAAAGAAAAGTCAGACCTGCAGGAGCTTATTGACTCTGCTGTATTGTCTGATTTATCTGAAATTAATGATAAATCAATTGAGTTCTTTTCACGTGGAGTAAATGACAGGCTTTCTTTTAAACCTCGCTTGCTTGCTGACAAAATCTTGTCTGAAACTGATCTTCTTTCAGATCCGAAAAGTGGTCTTTTATATTCTTGGAATAATGAATTTTGGGAAACGTCACACGAAAATTATATTAAAGAACGATGCATTAAACTTTTGGGTAATGAGTCACAGCAAAGCCGGGTCAATGATGCAGTGTTTCAGGCAACTATGCTTTCAACAATAGATAAAGACAGATCCGTTAACGATATGCAGGAATGGATTTGTTTGAAAAATGGAATGTTCAATCTTGATACCCATGAGTTAAAACCACACGATAAAGTGTTTAACAGCACTTTACAGTTAAACATATCATTTGATCCTGATTCAAAGAAAACGTGCGACAGGTGGCTTACATATCTTGATGAAACGGTAGAGACACAAGAAGCTATCATGCAATTGCAGGAATTTATGGGTTACTGTTTGACCTGGGACACTTCCCTATCAAAATGTTTGATTCTTATTGGTAAGGGTGCGGATGGTAAATCATTATATCTTAAAACTCTTCGTGAGCTTGTAGGACCGGAGAACTGTTCTGCAGTAGCTTTCCAGGATCTTGAAAAAGATTTCAGCAGATCAAGCCTTTATATGAAGTCTGTTAACATATCTACTGAGATAGGCAAGGACGCGCTGAAGTCTCCATATTTCAAAGCCATAGTGACAGGTGATCCGATAGACGGTTGCTTCAAACATAAGGACTCTTTCACGTTCACACCTACTGTAAAGCTGGCCTTTGCTGCAAATGAACTTCCGCGCGTCCTGGATAACTCTGATGGATTTTTTAGGAGACTTCTGCCGGTTCATTTCAAAAATCAATTTAAAGAAAATGATTCAAAGACTGATCCGGACCTACTTGAAAAGCTTAAAGATGAGTTATCAGAAATTTTCATGTGGGCGCTTGTTGGTTTGGAAAGATTACGAAAGCAGAAACGATTCACTCAATCTGTTGAAACGGATGATATTATTTTGAATTACAGAAGGCTTAATAATCCTGTTGTTTGTTTTGTAGAAGACAATTGCAGTATCGTTAAAGGGTCTAAAGTGCCAAAGGATGACATATATAAATCATTTGAGAAATATTGTCTTAACGGCAACTATAGGTGTCATTCAAGGGAAAACTTTTTTAAAGAGTTGCACACTGTTATGAATAATCTAGAAAATTGCAGACCGTCAGTTAATGGCAAACGGATTAATGCAGTGAAAGGGATTCAGTTAAATGTCGTTTAATTTTTTATCGATCCCCGGACCCCTTAAAAAGATAATCCGTCAGGGTGTCGGTCAGGGTGGCGTCAGGGTGGCGTCAGGGTGGGCCGTGTGAATATTATCAATAATTCTAACCATATATACCAATGCGTCAGGGTGGTCAGGGTCAGAAGCATATTACGCGCATGTATGTGTGCGTCGCGTCTTTTTTATTTATATTCATTTATCAAACTTTTAAAAAACACTCTGACATCCCTGACCGAACAAATAATATCAATGTTCTTCGCTCTGACATTTACCCTGACATACCCTGACGGACCCCTGACCAAATTAGTTTTAAAGATTTTAGATTTGATATTCTTAATTAAAAGCTATTCAATAAAATATTCTATCGCTTATAAAAAAAGGGTCCTTCCTGGCTAAAAGCTTAGTACGGGTAAGGAAGACCGCAGGTATTTTCCGCGCGCAATTTTTCAAATGGACCGGAAAACGGAATAAAAAAGAAAACATCAATCAGGCAATTCTATTTTGAGGTTTTCACAAGTGGGAATTCAATTTTGACAAGGCGGTATCGAAGATACCGAAAAGGTTATCATGGATAAATCATTTAAAAATTTAACAGAAGTTCTAAAATACCTTATAGAGAGTGGCTACAAGATACAAAAATCTAAACTCTATGCTGATAAAAAAAAAGGACTCATAAAGGTACAGCATAACAATTCAGTCACCATGGCAGATGTTAAGCTGTACGCCGGTACACTTAACAAGGTTGATAATGAAGGAAAGGTGATTGATGTTGTTACATCCAAAACAGAAAAAGAAGTTGAAAAACTTTCTGTCCAGGTTGAACAGGCAAAATTCACACTTGAAAAAGACAAGGGTAAATATATCAAGAAATCGAAATTTGACCAGGAACTTTCCGCACGAGCTGCAGTATTAGAAACCGGAATAAAACACATGTTTCAATCAAATGTTTCTGAATGGGTTGCACTGGTAACAGGAAATCCACTGAAAGCAAATCAACTTCTTGATAAAATGAATGCAGATTATGATTCATATATCAACGAATATGCATCGACAAAAAAATTTCAGGTAATTGTGATCGAAAAAGAAGAGTCCGAAAATGTTTGAAGAAACAAAAGAAATAATCTGCAAAAATCCTTCATGGATGGAACCTGGATACAAAGAATTCAAGTATGAATTCCAGTTCACAAGGGCAGAGAGAAAAGTTTTCCGGAAACATAAACCGATTAAAGTAAGCCAGTGGGCCGAAAAAAACAGGGTCCTTACAATGTCAGCAATTCCGGGTAGCTGGCGTAATTCTGTCACGCCGTATTTAGTCGGTATAATGGATTCAATGGATTATCCTTCAGTCCGTGAAAGTTCTATTTGTAAAGTGCCACAGTCGGGCGTTTCAGAATGTTGTCATAATTATATCGGGAAACGGATCGACAGAGATCCGGGGCCGGTGTTGTATGTTTATCCGGATCAGATGACAGCAAAAGAAAATTCTCAAGATAGAATTTTACCTATGATAAAATCAAGTGTAAAGCTCCGGGAATATCTGACCGGGTACCAGGACGATGAAAGTTCATTCCGTATAAATTTAAAACACATGATAATATATCTTGGTTGGGGTTCCAGTGCTGCAAGACTTGCAAACAAACCAATCATGATTGGCGTTGCTGATGAGATAGACAAGCCCGGATTTGATGTCAAAAAAGATGATAAAGAAGCATCCCCTTTGAAGCTTATTAAGAAACGATTTACGACTTTTAGCAATCGTTATAAGTTCTGGAAAATTTCAACTCCGACCGTTGAAACTGGAAATATTTGGGTAGAGCTTAATAAATCAGAAGTTATTTTTGATTATTGGGTAAAGTGTCCTCACTGCTCAACTTTTCAGATCATGACTTTTGATAATATTAAATGGGAAGGTGGAAAAAAGGCAGATCCGGAAGAGATTGAAAGTAAACACCTTGCCTATTATGAATGCAATGAATGCTCTTCTAAATGGGATGACAGCAAGCGTGATATTGCGGTGAGGTCTGGTGAATGGCGATCAAGAAAAGAGCGACCACTTGAAATTTTTAAATACCTGGAAACATACA